GTTTGCTGCGCCTGATGCGGTCACTGTGGTTGTGTTGTTGGTTTCAAGGAGACCCTCTTCACGAAGAGCGATTTCCTGGTTCTCCAGAACAGCTGCGGTAACAGCTTTCCGGTGTGCGTCTTGGATAGTGCCTGCTGATTCTTCGTTCAGTACAGGTGCCCACTTTTCCATCAGCTTGTCATAAGAGACAGTATTTTGCATTGTTTTGGACTCCCAAATTATTTTTTAGATCTTTGGATTGCTTGGATGTACTGAGCCATTGAACCTGAAGATTCAATAACAGCTTCGCCGTCATCATCTTCTTCTACAATGTCAGCAGACTCAGTTGCTTTTTTGGTGAAGTATGATTCTTTGATTGTAGCAACCTTTTGTGCAAAGGTTTCTTCATCTTCAAAATCTACATCTTCAGCCAATTTCTTAAGTTTTTCAACTTGTGTTTCAGCAAGACCTGAAGCAGCTTCACGGATGATTGCATCACGCTTTAGTACTTCCAATTCATCTTGCATTTCAAGTGCTTTGGCAACAGCAGTATTGTGTGCTTCTTCAAGCTCTTCAACTTCTGCAGCCAGTTCGTCAACCAGGTCAACTTTAGACTCAGGAACCTCGATGTATGACTCTGTGAACAGGTCTTTCAGAGAACCCATAAACTTCTCTGCAATCTCTGTACGCAGGCCAGATTCGATGGCAACCTTGTTGTCTTCCATCCACTGCTCAACTACGTAGTTCAGGTATGAATCTACCTTTTCAACAAGGTCAGCTTTTGTTGAGGCAACTTCCTCAGCCAATTCCTCATTGTATTTCTCTTCAAGACGGTCAATCTCTTCAGACAATTTTGATTTAATTGCTGCTTCAAAGATTGTTGCTGCCTTGTCCTTGAACCCTTCAGACAGAGTAGCTTCTTCTGAGATCAGAGCATTCAGATCGTCAGAGAAATCTGTTTGATAGTCAAGTTCTGGAGCTTCAGCAATAGCTTCACCAGAGAAAGCCTCAGGATCTGTGCCAGCCATGACAGTCGAAAGAACGCCTTTCAGCTTTTCCTTTGACATGCCCTGCATTGCGTTAACTGCTGCACCCATCATGGCTGCTTTAGTTTTCAATGTTGGCATTGGATCTTGTTTGGTGTTGTCACCCTTCCGCTTTGGAGCAGAACCAGTGGCTTCACCAGCTTTATCGGTTGCGGCTATGGACTGAGCTTCAGCATTAGCAGGATCATGAGTTCCTTCTTCCATAACTTCGTCTGTTACTTCGTCATGGAGCTCAACTTCCTGATCTTCGATTTGATATTCATCAGTCATTATTGACTCCTACATGTTAGATTTAAGTAACGAGAGGAAATTTTTAAACTCACGAACCTGTGTCTCATAGAGATCGGTACGTGGAGCTTTCTTAATTTCAGTCTCCATTTGTTCAATATGTTTAGCTTCAATGATACCGTTGTTCCATACCCATTCTACACCTTCCATAACTCCATTAACAAATGCGCTAGGTGCAGATGGATCTTGTACGATGTCTACTGCGTTAAGAAGAAAATCTTCCTTCACATACATCGCGTTACCACGTTTTTCTAAACTTCCCATACCACGAGTCGAGACGCCTAGATGGACACCGCCGTCAAGCAAACCTTTTACAATTTGACCCATAGGAGTTTCCAATATAGTCGCCTTACCCACAACATCGTTACCCTTCCATTCGAGTTTATCGATCTTGTGAGAAACTTTGTCAAGATTAACGGTCGGTCCTTCAGGGTGATTCAATTCACCAACAGCACGTCCTTTTTTCACTTGCTCTGTGTTATATTTGTTTAGAGCACCTTCCATGACGGCTTTAGGATATATGCGACCGTTACGATTCTTTTGTTCTGCTTGCATGAAGATACCTTCGATGGCATACTTCTTGTTGCCTTTTTCATCGGCTTCAGTAAGCACCTCTAGGTTTTGTTCGGTATATTCTGCAATCAGTTTCATTTCTTTAATACCTTTATAAATTCGGTAGCGGCTTTTTCAGCCTCGGCCTTTGATCTATATCGGTCAAGTCTATCACCATCCACATAGGCAACGAATCCATTTCGTTCCTTGTAAACCATGATCTGGATTCTGCCTAACTTTTTATTGACCACTAGTTGGCCTTCAGGCTTTCTTCCAGTTAATTCCCTTATTTGACCAAAGGTTTTCATTTGTTACCTTTATTTATAATTTTATTATTTTCTACTGTTCTTCTTCGTTATCATCTTCATCTAGATCTTCATCATCTAATTCGTCATAGTCCTCATCATCCAGTTCCTCTTCCTCATCATCCTCGAACTCAAGTTCTTCCTCTTCTCCCTCTCCATCCGATTCAAACTCATCTTCTGTTCCAAGGTCAAGTTCGAGCTGGTCATCACCATCCTCATCCCCCATGATGTCATCCTCATCTGCATCATCTGGTTCTACTCCGTTATAGATTTGGTCTGCAAGACGTACTTGTTCTTGATCCAATAGATCAGACATCTTTATTGTCATAACGTCATTAAATGTTTTATTTGCATTTGTAAAATCTTGATCAATTGCTTGACTGATAAGTTCTTTTACTGCTTCACTCATTGTGAATCTCCTGCTACTGGTTTTAATTCAAATCGCTGTGCTGGTGCCTGATCCTGTTGTGGAGCTTCATCTTCCTCTTCAGGTTCCTGTTCTTGTTCACCAGCCATATCTTTATTCATCTGTTCAATATCCTCATCAGAAAGCATGAGAACATTTTTTTGTACCCATTCTTTTGAGAAGTATTCACCAACATATTGTTGAATCATATCCATGGACTGCAGTCTTTCACGAAGCATTTCTGCATCACGAAGTTCTGTAAAGTGATTGTCCTTGATATAGTCAACAGTAATATCATTCTTCCATTCTTCCCAATCCTCTTCAGTGATAATACCTTTCATTATCAATTGAGTTTTGAGAATACCATAGAAAAGATGAGAGAATCTCATACGAAGTCTGTCAATGAACTTTTGAAACTTAAGTTCATCACGGTTGATCTCTGTTGATCTACCTAGAATACCTTGTACGGATTCTGTGTCCAAACGAGAAATAGGAACATTCAATGCACGATACATTCTCTTTTGGAAATAAACAATATCTTCTATCTGACCTAGATTTTCACCACCAGGTAATGTTTCGATCTGAGTACCGCGACCACCTTCACGGCGAGGTAACCAAAAATCTTCTAATAATGATTGGTGTTTCCGGTCATCCCTAATTTCACCTGTCTTTGCATCATATACAAGTTTATTACGATACCTTGCCATGATATCTTTCATGTATTGTTCTGATTTACCACGTGGTAAGTTACCAACATCAATATAGAAAATACGGCGTTCTGGTGCACGAGCCAAACGATAGATAACCAATGCATCTTCCATCATACGCAGTTGGTTAATCGGCTTCAGTGCTTTATGTATGTGTGATACGATCTTTTTACGATCTTCGGTCAACAGACCAGATGTAACATATGACACAGAGTCATTGGTCATCTTTACACCAGATGTTGACCGACCTGGTTTTTCTTGATAGATAAAGAACTCTTCTGTCTTTTCTACAAGTTTTGCACCAGTTATCGGATCCTTTTTGTATTTGACCTTTTTGACCTTACGCATCTTTGCTGAGTCAATAGGACGAATCTCTTGAATCCCTTCCTTAGGATTTGATTCGTTTACAACCAAGTGATGATATAAGCGGCCATCAACATACCAACGACGAAAGATATCGTGGCCTAATTCCTTAAAGTTCAACATACTATAAATGTTGTCGAACTCTTCTTTAATTGCTTTTTTAATTCTGTCTGGTGCTTTGACATCATCCATATTGAGATCAATGTTTTGTTCAAGTTCACTACCACTGATGGTTTCATTGACAATATCTTCAATTGCAGCATCCACCTCTGGGTGCATTGCAACTCCACGATACCTCATGATTAACTGATAGTTATCTTTAGAATCATCACCATCAAGATTTAGATATTGTCCATAGTGAGTACCGGATGCAGTAGCATAACTACCACCTTCATCATCACGCGGCGGAACGATGGAAGGTTTTTTCTTATCTTCCTCATCTTTTTTGGATCTTTTAATTTCAAATCCAAATAATTTTAAGCCATCATTTTCAGCCATTTCATTTACCCTAACTAGAGAAAAGAAGGCCGAGCCAACCCCGGCCTTCTCTAGTATTTATTTAGCTTGTAGTATCGGATGTCCAGTATTGGTACGACCAAGTACAAGCAAATCGTTCAATGGTATCGTTATCTCCATACGCCAATGGAATTGGAGCAAGATCCTGAGGATATGCACCAATAAAGTTGTATGTCTTGATAACTGTACCAGCCCGATCAAGTTGATCTACCTTTAAGTCTGCCTCGTATGCAATTGGGGTTGACAAACCAGTATTTGCAGAGTGTGCATTCATACCGTTCATCCAACGCTCGATTGCGTTACGAATTGCAAAGTCTGTATCATTGATGATTGTGGTAGTCCATTCTGGGAATGTACGGTCACCAGCCATCTTTAGGATACGACCTCTGAAAGGTACAGGTATTTGACCCATTACTGAACCAGGAAGTTCTGCAGCCTCAACCAAGAATGAGGTCAGTTCTGCATCACCATTTGCAAACCCTGGATAGTTAATGGTTACCTGGAAGAGGTTAGGGCGTGCACCCCCACCTCTTAGCTTTGATTTGAAATCATCTACTCCGAGAATTGCCATTTTCTATCTCCTTACACCGTGCCTACGACTTCTTCGAAGTCAACACCGGTTCGAACAGCCACAAAGTTCAGAGTAACGTAGTTAATTGACCGAGCAGGTTTAATGAAGATACTTGCAATAAACTCGTTACGATCAATCACTGCAGGGGTGTTGTTTGTTTCATCGCAGACAACACGGAAGTCAGTGATACCACGCCGACCCTGTACTTCACGAAGTACTGGTTCAACGATATTGACAAATTCTGCACGAGTAAACTCATCGTTAAACTCGAACATTACCTGTTGCGCTGCTCTACCAATTGCTCTCTCAAGGACAAGGAACAGACGACGTACGTTGATTCTGTCAAATGCAGATGGTCTACCAAGCTTGGTTTTATCACCAAAGAGTAGAACACCTTGACCAGGAATGTTTGCAACCGGGTTGATACCAGCCTTATACAAAGTATCTCTTTGTGTTTTGGTTGGTGAGTAAGCGATTGATGTAATTCCTAGATATTGACCACGCCGTGAACCTGCAGGTGAGAACCACGGTGCACGGTTATAATCCGTAGCAGCGCAGATGCCAGCAGTAGAGGATGCAGCAGGAATTTGAATGTATTGGTCATTGTACTTGTCATACACCTTCAAGAACTGGTTATCAAAGATGAGGTATGATGAGAATGTACAACCGTCAGCTGTAAGAACAGCACGATCAACCATTGTTTGTGGGTTTGTTAAACCAACAACATCTGTACGTGCAGGTGATGCAAGTACAACACAATCCTTACGAAGTGATTGTGCAATTGTGACAAGTGAGTTAACCATTGTCTGTTGATCTGTTCTGCTACCCATAGATGGTGAAATGATGAAATCAATCTCTACAATGTCCTTATCATCATACAGGTCGTAACCTGTGAGATATTCACTTGTTGTGAGAGGATCTGAGTTTTCACCCTTTTCCATGTTATGATCTGTAGCTTGGTTAAATGTTATCAGATGACCAGCTGCAGCGCCTGATGAAGGACCACCCCAGTTGTAAGTATTACCGGTTGTGATGCTTGTACCACCAGCCTGTCTTACGGCTTCAAAGTTTGAATCGAATGCAACCATCCAGACATATTCTGAACGATTGTTGATTACATCGATTGCAAAGTTTGTTGTCCCATCAATGTTCTTTGCATTATCTGCAACAGAAACAAATGGGTATCTTTCTAGGACTGTGCCACGTGTACCTGTGAATTTACCCTCGGCGTCAACAACAATAACATGAACTTCATCATTTGATGCAGTTCTATTACTTGCGTATGTTGATGTACCAGATACTTGGTCAAATTCAGATTTATATGTCCAGTTATTAAATGCTGAATCTCTTGGTGGACACATTGAAATTTCTAGTGAGTTACCAAGTTCGCCAGGATACTTGGCAATAAATGTGTGTGAGCTGTCAATAAGATCAGAGCGTTGGGCTAACCAATCATCTTCATTCTTAACTGTTTCCTGTGGTAGGTTACCGTTAGAATCTGATGCGCTTTGACCGATAACTGAGCGAGCATTGAATGCTGTTCCATCTACAACTTCTCTTGTAACATAAAGTGATGAAGAGTAGTTAAGATAGTAATTGGCAGATAACCAATCAATAGCATTTGCGGAGTCAGGTGTTGCAAAAGTGTTAACCAGTTCGGCCTCATTGGCCACCAGAACTCTTTCTTCAACAGGACCCCAGCGATAGTTCCCTACGATTACACCGGTAGTTGACTGAACGTTAGGAACGCCACCAGTCAGATCTATTTCCCGAATGACAACCGCTGGACTTGCAGACGGTGTTGAAAGTGCCATTTT